ATTGGTCTTGGTCTACGTGTCATAATTGGAGTTAATATTGCACCACTACCAGTCTCACTCTGTACTGTGGTTGATGGTATAGATCTATATGCTCTGTCATTTGTACATACTTTTGTGATTTGTCCATTCTCACCTAATCCACAAATTTCAAAATCACCTACTTTATCATCCATTTTGTAACCAGAACCACCATCTTCAACAACAATTCTCTTAACATAAACATCTTCTGGTGCATCTGCAGGATAATTTTCACCCTGTGATACAATTAAAACATCAATTAATTGACCAAATGTTGGTGAATTTGGATCTTTATCTATAATTGCTTTACCATAAGCACCATATCCCTGCTTACAATTATCTTCAAAACGAACAATTGGTTCTTTTGTATATCCTTCACCTGGATATTTTATGTCTACACCAATGATACTTGCAGTTGATTTTACATCATCTAATATAGGACCTACTTGTTGTCTTTCTCCATCAACAACAAATTCTGTTTCTGCAACTGCTGTATCAAATTCTTGAATGAAATTACCAAGAATTACGTCACCAACAGCACCTTCCCCATTTCCACCAAAGATACTTACCTTCGGAAGACCACATTTGAAGACATTTCCTGTATTACAGTCAAGTTCTACGTCAGATATAAGAGCATTTCCATCTTTATCTGTTGCCATTGACTTAAATTTATAATCATCAGGTTTCTTTTTAACTTCTTCTAATTCTGAAAGTAACTTGTCTAATTTTGGATCATCAATTGTAGAAAGTGTGTCTATTTCTTTTTGTATTCCATCTTTTCTTTCCCTTAAAGTAGCAAGTTCTGCCTCTATTTTAGATATTTCTCCTCTAATATAATCTGCTTCTGGTAAATTTGTAAATACTAATGGATTATTTGGATTATTTGTATTATTACGTTCATCAACATTTAATCGTGATTCTAAATTTTTCTTATTAGTCTCTAATAATGATTCTTGAAATTCTATAGAAGCATTTATTGATTCTAATCTTTTATTGAGTGGATCTAAGAATGATTGTCCTGCACCTTCTTTTATTGCTGCAATTTCTTTTTCAAGTTGTTCTATCTTCTGAGCCTTGGTCATTGTTTTACCACCAAAAATACCCCAGTAACCAACATCTTCTGTCAATTTATCAAGTCTATCACCAATTCCTGTTCCTTCTTTATTTGTTATTTTCTCCGTAAGACTGTCAATTCCCTTTGAAAAACTATTCTGCTTATCTGCATCGTCTTTTTTACTTCCTACACCAGTAAACAAATCATAAGTCTCTTGAACATGGCACTCTGCACTACTGTCGTCGTCAGCACAATTAATCAATCCTTGGATTTTACCAAGAAGATTCATACCTTTAAGAAGAAACCCCTTAATTGGTCCAAATGCCTTTCCAACAATACCCAACATATTATTGATTGGTGCCATCAAAGGTTCAATAATTCCACTCACCATGTTTGTGATTTTACCAGTAATACCACCAATAAAATCTTGAATAGCACATCCAATAGGATTAACAAAACCATTCTTAATCATGTTAAGCAACATATTCTTTACAGTATTTTTCATTGCCTTCTTGATTGTAGAGCCAAGGCAACCAAAAGCACTAAAAAGACCATTAAGAGGTGAAAACATTGCATTTTCAAATGCTTTGTTTTGTGCTAAACCAACAAAAGGGAGACTAAACTTGTTGAGAAGAAAATTCTTTGCTGCAGTCATTCCCTCTGAAATGAAACCAACTACACTTTCTTCCAAAAAGTCAGTCATAGCTGTAGTAAGACCTTCCATACTATCAGCTATATCACCCACAACTTCATCAAGATCATCAATAAATTCAAAAGCGTCACCCAACCCCTCAGAGATTTTGTTGAAAAACTTGTTCAGTGAACTAGTTACTTCTGTTTCGCCATCAAAAGAGGTACATTTAAGTGAATTTGCTAGGGTTATTGCTGTCATATGATATAATAACTGTATTATTTATGATGGAACAATTGGAGGTGGTGGTGGAAACAAGATTGAATTTACAACAGCACCATCACCCTCATTTAATTTGTTAGTAGCCGTTTCTGCAAGAGATTCAGATATAAGGTTTTGTTCATTTGCCTGACTAATCGCAGCGACTATTTGAGTATCAGTATAATTATAATTAGGATCAGGTGGATTTGTTACACCATTTAAAATATATTCAAGTTGTCCTTTTGTAATCGGATTTCCTACTTCCCACGGAGTTGACGGGTCTGTGGTTGGTGGTGTTAATTTTTCCTCTGCATTATCAATAATTGCATCATCGTTGGTATCATAACCAATTGTTTCTACATTTCCTGATAGATCAGGTCGATTGGATAAATTTTGTTCTTTGGGATCTAAAGGAGTGACATTTGGTGTTGCAGGTCCTTTTTGTTCATTAAACTCACCACTTAGAGTTTTAGTTTTTTTAAGTCCTCCAGTAAATCCTGAAGTATTTGCAAAATTACCTGAACCAGAGGATTGTTGTGATGTTCTTGGAAACACACCCAATATCATAGTTGGTGCACCTGCACCACCACCACGAACACCATAAACAAAATCACCTTGACTAATTCTGACTGATCTCATTTTAAATGCACCACCAGAACCAGCAGTTGTAGGAAGTAAAACATATGCATAACTCAATTGCTGATCGGTAATTTGATCAGTGTTTGTATTGTCACCCATAATTCTGACTTTATATCTCCAACCCCATCCACCTTCAATCTGTTCTTTCTGAGAATCATAAGACACAACAGTACCAACCCATGACTCAAGTGGTGTTTTTCCATATTGCGAATTACTATTTGGTTTAGTAAATGGTGTATCTCTTGGTGTGCTCATTTTGTACTGGTATATAATCCGTATGTATCACGGGCAAGTGTTAAAAATGTTTTTGAATGTCTTGGATCAAAATGATGTCTTAAATGTAAGATAACATAAAAACCACTACGATGTTCATTGTCTTTATTATCTTGTTTTACACCACCAGTAATATTCTCTATGACTAATTTAATAACATTTCCAGCCATAAGTTTAGTATTACATGGTATTTCAATATCAACCACTTGTGAATGTAACATCGCATATCTCATATGTGCTTGAGGTTCATAAGTTGCTGGATTATTAGTTACTTGAGATCCGACTCCTTCATCAAGACTACCTGGTGTGAGAACATAAGTATAAGTTTTACAATAATTTTCTAAATGTTGTTCATTCTGACCAATTTTAGTAGATGGTTTACCTCCAAGATAACTAGAGTTTTTATCAAGTAGATTAACTATGTTATCAGTAAACTGTCCTGTTAATAAATTTTTAGTTTGTATGCGGACATTATAAACTCCCGATTTTAAAGATGTTAAAAGATCTTGATCTCTCTTAACCAAAGGCATTTTAAGAATATTAAAATCCATCTTATCAGTACTCAAGTCTTGCTTTTGACTATTTGAATAGTAATAAGTTCTTTCTTCTTCTAAATTTTTATTTTCTTTAAACTCTGCTATGCCATCATTTATTAAACCTTCTATGGATCTAAAATTGAAACCCTCCTGAGTTTCATAGAAAAAGAATCCAGGTGCACCTTTTATTGGTTTACATTTTTTACATAAATGAAATACTAAGTCTATGGGTGTTTCATTCTTTCCCTCTACTTTATCTACTGTTTGTGTCTTTTCAATATTCTTTTCAAGGAATGGTAAATTATTTTCTTGTAATATTTTTTTGACTGCATCATCAACAGTTCCTATACCATAATATCCAAGTTTTGGATTACTCGTAGTATTGATTATAAATTTAGAAACTAAAGGTAAATTAAGTACTTGTCTTTGTGTTTGATCCAAACTTAATGGAGAACCAGTAATTGCCATTGGTTCTTTAGTTGTTAGTACACTATTACTTGTTGCTATTTTAAATGTTAAAAATTCTGTGCCATCACCAACGATTGGTAATGCATCTTTAATTGTACCTAATCTATCTTTTTTATCTGTAACCGAGTCACCCGTATCAACTATTGTTGCCTGTGCAGTAATCATTGGAGAATAAATGCTTTCAAAATAATTGAAATCAATTGTTTTACCTTCAATTTGTACTGTACTTGTTTTTGGATCTTGTGTTTTAAAACTATATGATAATTGATTATTAGTTTCATCCGCAAAAAGTCCATCCTTCACATCGGATTTGTCGATGCGGAGAGTTTCGTAATTTGAAGGACCTGCTGCTGACATTTAATTTGATGCTGTAGGGTTTAGTATAGTATTTTGTCTAATAATGATTACATCACCCTCATATGTTTTTCCATCAATCACTGTTCCTGCTTTAAGAGTCTTAAATGCTAAATCATCACTAATATTTAGATTACTGGTCTCAATTTTGTTTATAAGTCTTTCTGATAATCTTATTTCTCTTTTTTCTTGACCAGTTGTTTTTCTAGTTTTTCTTAATTCAATTCCTTCTTTCTCTAATTGTTCTTTAGTTTTTATTGCATTTTTATCAGTATCACTGTTTCTAAATGAATTGACAGGTGGTTTTTTAAATCTTGAGTCTACACCATCATCATCAATTTTTTCTTCCTCTTCTTCAGTGAGTTCTTTATCTGAAGCCGCAGAATTTGTTAATATGTTTTTTAAGTCAAAATTCTCTAATTCACCAGCTTCATTTTCAAATTTACTTAATTCTCCTTTAGCATCTTTTAAACTATTATCTAAATCATCAAAGGTTCCATCAGTTTTTTTATACAATTCACTAAAACCACCCATAAAACCCTTCACACCGTCTGTCATACCAGTAATAAAATTACCAGTATTTTCTGACATTTCTTTCATTTTTTCTGTTTCATTATCAAGTTTTTTATCTACTTTAAATATATTAGCGAGTGTAACACCGAACAATAATAATGATGCAAATCCAAGCACCTTTCCTAAAATTGATTGAGGACCAGATAAAACTTTTGATTTTACATTATCTACAGATCTACCAAAAGATGATGATGTAGACTTTAATTTTGCACTTCTATCTTTCCTTTCTGCTACATTTCTTTTAATTCTATTTGTTTTTTGTGATAGTTTTTTGAATTGTGAATTAAAGTTTGTAAAAGAACTTTTTATTCTTTCTGCTAAATTATTCAATTCTTTGGCTCTATCTTCAACTGACATTATACAACACCCCCAATTGATGCAACACGTTCAGCAAGGAACGGATTAGAACCATCGGTTGTTGATAAGAAAGGTGTTTCCTCCTTATTTTCAGTCACTCCTGTCTGTGAAATTGGTTTATTAATAACTTGATCTGGTAAATTAACTGTGGTTATTCTTGGACCAGTTCCAAAGTTATTTGTTTGAGTTCTTGCGTAATTAAATTCTCTTTGAGCTTGTATTGGAGTTAATATTGTACCACCCATGTGAGGTTTGAAATATTCTGTTGCTCCGTCAGGACCATCATTAGTTCTGTAATAGGTTCCAGCTGTAACATTTCCACCAATAGATTTACTTTCAGTTTTTTGTTGTTTCTGTAGAATAGATCCTTCAAATGCACCAAACTCTCTTGCAACATCAATCGCAGCAATACCCCAACCTAAAACAGGAATTGCACTACCTAATGATAAGAAACCACCAACTACATCACCTTTACTAAATCTATAAATTGCGGAACCAATATCAATAAAATTACCAATCAAAGGTAAAGCACCCAATGCTTTAAGACCTGTTTTTTTAGCTAATTTTGTTCCAACCTTTTTCAATAAAAATCCTTTTGTTGTACGTTTACCAGCTTTATCAATCAACTTTTTCATCTTAGGTAAGAAGTTTCTAAATGTCTTACCAGTAAATAAGTCAATATAAGTCATTGGATTTAATAATGTAAATATTACCTTTCTAAATCCACCAACAATCTTACCTATCACTGTAGAAATAATTAATGCTCCACCACCCAATGCTGCTAAACTAAGAAATGGTCTTTCTGCAATTAAGTTAAGCATATTTTGAAACTTCAAAAGGTTCTCAGGATTGGCTAACCATGACAAAGCTGCATTAACTCCAGTGCCCAATAAGAATAACTTTCCAAAGTCTAATATCTTATCAAAGATGTTTTTAAATGGTTTAGTTACTGTACTTGCAGTTGATTTAACAAATTTAGCAACCTTTACTGCCTCTATTCTACCTTCTTTATCCTGTCGTTTATCATCTAATTTCCTTTTTCTCTCTTGTTCAAGTAACTGCTTTTGTGCATCTAATCTTTGACTAAAATCTCTCTCTAATTGTGATGCAACATCTGTTATGATTGCATTAGTTCTTATTAATGATTCTTCTAATACGTTTACCTTTGGTGTTAATTTCTCACCAATTTGAACTCTCTGTGCTTTAAATATATTTTTTAATGTAGTTATCTTTTTCTCATTATTAGATACTCTAGTTTCAAGACCACCTGACCCTATCTTAAAGGTGCTCCTATTGATCTTAGGACCACCACTCATGGCAGCCATTTTATTCTCAAAATTTTCAAAGACGGGAGATGATTTATCCATTTCTTTGTTGTGCTTTTAAGTTCTCTTCCTCAATGTGCTGTTGAAGTAATGATATGTATATTTCCCTTTCCCAAGGGATCATGTTCTCAATTTCAGTTAATGAGTATTTATGATGCTGAATCAAAGCAAAGTTAATTTTGTAGTATGACTCTAGATTCGTATGAGCCATACCTAATTGAAAAAAGCTGCTAGTCCCTCCAATATGACAGTAGATTCAACATTAGTTTTTGGATTAGTCACTTTTACTCTATGTGACAATTTAGGCATAGTATCAAAAAATTTCTCAATCATCTGGAATTGTTTGCTATTGAGTTGTTCTATAAACTCTTCCAATTCCTTTTGAGTTGACTCAGATGCATTCCAACTCTCCTCTTCACTAAAAATTATATCAATAGATGATGTAATTAATTTCATAGTATTTTTAATTGTCTCATCAGTTGATTCAAAATTATTCTCAATAAATTGATCCATAGATGGATATTTTAATTTCAAAGATAAATTATCATCAATTTTAACTATGTTTGTATGAGATTTATCTTTCTTTACTTTGATTGATTCCAAATCAATTGGAATTTCTACTGAAGTTTTTTCATCATCAGGACAAATAATATTCACATTAATTGTTTCACCAACAGACTTTGATCTTACATTTAAAAAGATATACTCAATATCAAAAGTAGCAAGATTTTCAACCTTGATTCCTCTTGTCATAATACACGCATCAAGTATTTCAACCACTGCATTAGTAATTTGTTTCTGATTCTCAGTCTCAAGTGCCATGATAAGAATTTTTTCTTCTCGCACAAGAAATGGTCTGTATTTTATTTTCTTTCCGTTCGATGGTAAGGTCAATTCATACGTCGGAGTATTAATCTTAGGTAATGGCATAATGTTTCAATTCATTAAAATTATTTATATGGGTATTTAACCTCTTACTATATAGCGGTCATAATTGAAAGATACAGTAACTTTTAATATTTCAGCAGCTCCATAACTGACTGGAACTGATGACATGCTTTTTGGAAAAGCATTGATAAATTGATATCTCATCGTTCTTTTAAAGTCTTTTTCAAATTTGTTTATATACAAAGTGTTGCATTTATATGAGTCAGGATACCTCATTCTTCGGTAAAATGATTTTGTTTGTTGTTCCATGACTGGATTTGCACCACTTGAAATATATTCCATCCACCCTTCAAATATCTTCAATAATGTGTATTTTTCATCAACATAAAAAGTAAAATCAATATCTGTGTAAATTCTTGTATGAGCAAACTGTTGAGGTATACCCATAAAATTATCTTTTACCTCTGCTGTTGCATATGATGTTGTAGGTAAACTTGCATCACTACAAAGTATTCCACCTCTTTCTGCAAGAAATCTTCTAAAATCAGAAGCATTTGTAAATGATTGTAAATATGTCTCAACTTCTGGTGTTAATGATGATATTGTCACCAAAAAATGGTTTGTTTGTGCCAAAGGTCCCATTAGACGATTGGCTACTGCCATATTATATGGTTTTATTAGTGTCTCTGCCACTCTAAATAAGTATGATTGTTATTTCTATTTATGTCATATAAAGGAAAATATTATCCTTCTTATCCCAAAAAGTATAAAGGCGACCCCACAAACATCATATACAGGTCACTTTGGGAAAGAAAATTCATGGTTTATTGTGACAAGAATGAAAAAATACTTGAATGGGGAAGTGAAGAAATCGCACTACCTTACCGTTCTCCCGTTGATAATCGAGTTCACAGATACTTTCCCGACTTCTATATTAAGGTTCAAGAAAATACTGGTCGTATCAAGACATATCTAATAGAAGTAAAACCACTTAAACAAACACAAAAACCAAAAAAACCTAAAAGACAGACCAAGAATTATTTAAGAGAAGTCTATGAATACGCTAAGAACCAAGCAAAGTGGAAAGCAGCAACAGATTTCTGTGAAGATCGTATGTGGGAGTTTAAGGTCATGACTGAAAAAGAACTAGGAATAAAATGAGTCGCATAGCCCCATTAGTAGATGATATTATCGGAACTGAAGATGCTGATGACCTCATGATTGAAATCATGGATGTCTTAGGTGATAGTATATCATCAACTCCCGAAGTTGGTAAAATATATGTATTTGTATATCAACCAAAAACACCAGGTCGATATGATCAGAATCCATTAGTGGCAGTTACTAATATATTTGAATGGGGGTTCAAAGGAATTAATTTTCATTGGGGTCAATCTCGTTCATATACCTTCCAAGAGGTAGTAGGTCAACTCTATCAAGTCACAAATGAGGAGTTACAGGATCTAAATACTATACCATTTGCAAAATTCCGTATAAATAATTAAAAATAGGTCGATATGGGACAAGGTAATAAAGATCCAGGTTGGAGACAAATTAATAGAGAATCTCAGAAAGAGAGAAAGAGAATAATTGATGAATTAGTAAACTCTGGTAATTACTCACAATTGGAAGCAGAATTTATTGCTGATAATGGTGGTGATCCAAGTGTTATACCAACATTTATCAATGATAATGGTGATTTGGTAAATATGGAGGCGAGGAGTATACTTGTTGATCCAGGTTTTAGAGGGAAAGGAAAAAGATATAAAACATTTTTCTTTGATGATGATGGTCGTAAGTATAGTGGAGATGGTGTTCTTATACCCGAAGATGAAGAAGAAGCTAACAGAATACAAGAAAGTTCTGCTGGTATTGAAAGAATTACATCGAACAGACTTAAAAAGTATGGAAGAAAAAAACAAGGTGGTGTGTTAAGATATCCAGCTGAATTACTTACAGAACACGCTGATTACTTACAAATTGATATTGAAAGATATAAAGAAATAGGGAGAACTAGTTATCTCTCTGACACTGGTGGAAGTAGTAGATATGTAATTGGAAATCGAAAACAAAATCGTGCTGGAATGACTGAGGGAACATCATTAACTCGCAGACCACTCATAAATGATGGTACAATATTATTGCCAATTCCCTCAAACATATCAGATTCTAATAATGTAAGTTATGGTGAGTCAAGAATGAATGGACTCACAGCTGCAGCTGTAAGTGCACTTCAAGGAGTTGCTGATGATAATTCATTAGATAAACTCATGAAAGGAGAAGGTATTGATATAGAAACATCTATTGGAAAAACAGGAGAGAAAATTTTAAATATGATGGGTGGTGATCCAACTACTGCGTCATTAACAGCAGCTGATGTTTTAACAAAACAACTAACTGCATCTGCGGTAAATGTATTTGATGCAAATGTTACTGCAAATCAACTCTTAGCAAGAGCAAATGGAGAAATAATAAATCCAAATTTAGAGATTTTATTCAGTGATGTAACTCTAAGAAATTTTTCTTTTAGATATAAACTCGTTCCCCGTAATCAAAGAGAAGCAGAACAAGTTAAATTAATTATTCGTGCATTCAAAAGAAATATGGCTCCACAAGCTATTGGATCTGATGGTGCTTCTGATTTCTTTTTAAGAAGTCCTAACGTATTTAAATTGAGATATCGCACTGGAAATAAGAATCATCCATTTCTAAACAAATTCAAACAATGTTTTTTAAGTGATATGCAAACACGATATACAGGTGAAGGTGTATATTCAACATATGATGATGGAACACCCGTATCTATAGAATTAAATTTAACATTTAAAGAATTACAACCAATCTACGATATAGATTATGATGAATTTCCAGGCACAAAAGGAGTAGGATACTAAGATGGCACATAGACCTAAACCCAATAAAAATGATTTCGGAACCAGTAAGAATGACAGGGGAAGTTATTTGGCCGCTGTTAGAACTTGGGAAAAAGAACATAAAGATGGAATTACTGAGGTAGAATCTAATTCTACTACAGTAACTGATGACAATGCTAATTTAGGCAATGCAACAATTGGACCAGATAATCGTAATTTTATTCAAAGAATAGGAGATAATATCAATAATTGGTTGTATGATAGAAATCAAAAAATCGAAAATTATAAAGAATTTTTAGATAGTCAAAACGAAGAAGAAGTAAAAGAAGAAGAGAAACCACCATTAGATAAAAATGAGTTAAAAAGAAAAAGATTAAGCAAATATGGTGCAAAAATACAAGGTGGTGTATTAAGATATCCTGCAGAAGCACTTACTGAACATACAGATTATTTACAAATAGATATTGAAAGATATGAAGCAATAGGAAGTAATTACATAACAAGCACAGGTAGTAGTGGTCGTTATGTAGTTGGAAATGCAAAACAAAATCGAGCAGGTGGAACAACATCAAAAAAACTGTCTAAAAAACCATTGATAAATGCAGGAACAATTTTATTACCAATACCTTCCAATATAGAGGATTCTAATAATGTCGTTTATGGTGATTCAAGTTTAAATGGTCTTGCAGCTGCTGGAGTATCAGCAGTTGAAGCAGGAATGGTTGATATAGGAGGAGTAATTTCGGGACAAGGCACAGTTGATTTTTCAAAAATGGTAGGAGATGTTAAAGATAAATTAACAACAGGTTTAGGTGGTGGAGATAAAGAAATTGCTATGGCAACAGCAGGTGATGTTATTACAAAAAAATTAATTTCTGAAGCAGTTAATATATTTGGTGGAAACGTGACTACACAACAATTACTCACAAGAGATACAGGTGAAATATTAAATCCAAATATGGAATTATTATTCAGTGATGTTACTATTAGAAACTTTCGTTTTAATTTTAAATTAACACCTCGCAACCCAAAGGAAGCAGAACAAGTTAAATTAATTATTCGTGCTTTCAAAAGAAATATGGCTCCACAAGCACAAGGAGGAGTTCAAGGTGCAGGTAATTTCTTTCTTCGATCTCCTAATATTTTTAAGATAAGATATCGTAGTGGAAATAAAGATCATCCATTTTTAAATAAATTTAAACAATGTTTTCTAACTGGTGTTCAAACTACATATACAGGGGAGGGTGTTTATTCTACATATGATGATAGAACACCTGTATCAATACTTTTAGATCTTTCTTTCAAAGAAATACAACCAATTTATGATATTGATTATGATAAAAGACCAGGCACAGGAGCAGTAGGATACTAATATGGGATACTTCAGAGAACTACCAAATTTAAGATACCCTT